CAACTAATGATTTCTCAATTCCTATGGTAACACCGAGAGCCCGGCATAATGCTCGGTACTTACGGGCCACACGGTCGTCAGCGATGACTACGTCATCACCTAATACCGCGTACAGGACGAACCAACCGACAACCCCCGCTCGGTGTGCGCTGTACTGTACCATTGCGTGATGTACAAGGGCAAGCATCCCCCAAGACGAGTATGCCCCCATGGGCTGACCAACCGCATAGTGAAGGAACCTAGGAACACCACACTCGCGTGCGGTGCGCTTAGGTATCACGTACGGTCGACCAACCAACAGGTTAGTCCAAGCCTTGGCGTACTCATGCCCGAATATTTGCGCCAATAACAGTTCCTGAATCACAATTGGGATCCGATCCGTTGCCGCCGACAGGTCATACGAATAAATCGTAGTACCCGGTTGGACCTTCTTAAGCAGAGCTTTAACCGGCCGAAGCTGATCAAAGGTTCCATCTTGTGGTATCTCTTTCAAGACACCGAAGATCCAGTCGTGTAACGGGCGGAGGGCCCATTGTGACCAGATATCCATTAGGGCCACTACTCTGATCTTGCCAGCTGCTTCCGCTAGGAGGGCTAACCGCCCGCAGACGGTGTTACCGTATCCGTGAGTGTTAGGGGCAACTTCTACTCCTTCAAGCTCTGCATGACACGGATGTGTCAGTGGAACTCGATAGAGAATGGGTTTGCCTCGAACAAGAGCACGGGCCAGCGGGTAATAACCCGCTGTGTCTAGCAGCAATGTCCAAAAACTCTTAGTCGTCCCATACCCCCCCGGGATTAACCGGAGGTAGTCTAGGAGTATATTAGTCTTCAGACCAGTAAACCCGTCATCCTCGCGAACGTCGAAACGCTCAGCATATGGGATGCAAGTTTGTGTCCACCGCATTGCTGCGGAGAACCTGTGCGCAAATGACGTAGGTGTGCCAGAGAGCAGTTTGGGAACAGGACGCTTAGCAAGTTTCAGCCCGTTGACCATAGAGGTTACCCTCGGGTCTTCGAAGCGGTCCGCACTTACTGAAGAGATCACGAACGGCTCGGGCCTAGCTAGAGTCTCCAGGGGGAGATCTACCATAGGGTCCCCCACGTGATCGGCTACCAGAGGTAGGAACGTATTACGAACCCAAGAGGCCCAGTCTGACCGGAAACTCTGAGAGATCTCTCTCCCAGGGTCGAGGATCGTACTGAACTTAGGGCGTCCCTTACATGGGATCACGCGGTATATTCCGAAGAAACTGAGCCACAGCTGGATTGTCACGATGTCCCCATCAAGGATCATTTTCCGTGCGAACACGGGAATGACCCGAGGCAAGTTAGTACGTGACCGGGAAACAGCCACCTTTCCGATCCTTCGTGGATCGAATCGGAGTTTCCCTCCAGGTAACGCTTGAACCAGCAATACGTTACAGGTCTTCAGGGCGAGAACCAGGCCTTTACGGCCTTGGTAACGGCCAATGGCAACACACCACTTCGCGAAGATTGAAAGTTGTATGATTTTCGAGCGCGAGACCTTACCTACCACCAGACGAATCCAGGTTATCCCCGGAATCATCCAGTGGCTCCAGAC